TGTCGGCGGTCAATACGTGCGTGTTGCTCCCTACGCTGAGCTTTACTGAGGTGTCGGCGCCTGTTCCTACTAGTAAATCTCCTTTAGCGTCGGTGTCTAAAGTTAGGGCAACGCTTCCGCTTGTTCCTGATCCGGCTAAACCGTTACTTGTCGTTATGCCTGTAAGTGTTCCGGTGCCGTTAATCACCCAAGCGCTACCGCTGTATGTGTAAATAGAATTATCATCTAACAGGTAACAGATTAACCCCTCGGCTAAACTACCGCCCGGAATTGCTGCGTCTCTCGCAGTCGCAGAATCAAACACATTAACTGTAGACGCCGAAACTTGATTCATAGCGGTACTAGTGAGCACTTCTCCAGTTGTGAAACTTTGCCATCCCTGAGTCATGTTAAAATCCTAAACTATTGTTGTCTAACTGTCCCAATGTTGCATCATTTAAAACTAGATAACTCGTTACTATTTGAGGAATTAAACCAAGTGTAACCCGCCACGTAGTGCCGAAACTAAAATTGTGTTCTATAGATTCGATAGAGCTCGCCGCTATCTGTTGACTAGTCCCCGGTGGTGTAAACTCGACTATTACTTTATCGACTAGCTCTAGCTGAGCTATAGCGGTAATGTCGCTAGCGCTTAACGTGTCAAGCACAGACGTTATTTCGGCTATTCGGGTTTCTGTGCTAGCCGTTTTGACAAGCAAAAGGTTTAATAAGTCGGTTACTGTTGCGTTGTCTTGGACTAATACTTGGCCTACGTTCAAATTACGTATCCCGTAACTGTTCTGGCTGCTCGTATTGTTCACTAAAACGGGATCTTGACCGGTTCTGTTAGCGCTCAACTGGTTGAATAGTTCGGCTGTTGCCACTCTTCTATCTATTCTTTGATATGGCACGTCGGAGCCGTCATCACTAAATGTTGCTTTTGTGGTGTCAGATAGCGGCCCGTAACGATTTTCGAATGTGAGAACGCCGCTACGATTTCCATACAGGTAGCCTTGTTCGCTGTTAATAACTTTCCTTAGATAATTCCTTGCGTTTGTGGCACTCGTCAACGTTTCAGACGCTAAATCAGATAATCCGGCGTTTATGGCGCTTGTGCCTTGATAGTTTACGCCCGCATTTGTGAGCACGGCGGTTACTCGTTTGCCTGACGTTTCAGCACTAAAAGCGGTTCCGTCTGTTATTTCTCTGGTCGCTAGGTCTCCGAGTCCGTCGGCCGCTCGAACTACTACCCAAGCGTCGCCGCCCACCGTATAGCCTAATTCTATGTTTGTGATCGTTCCGTTATAGATTGACGTTCCGTTACAATCTATGGTCACGGTTCGGCCTACAGTTACGCCCGGATAATACGTGCTTGAAGTGTTTAACGGGTCTAGTTCGCCGTCGGTGTTTCTTAAAATTATGGTGGCTTCGCCGGTTCTGAACGGTTGAGTAAAATCTTTTCGTCCACGTTTGACTTTTAAAGATGTTGTGCGGCTTGTTAAATCTACTAGGATCTCTGTCCCACCTAGAACGTAGTCTGTATTATCTAACCGGCCGTTTGTTGCTGAGTCTAAAGTAAAAGCGTTGTTAAACGACGGGCCTATAAACCCGATTTTGATCGTAGGCGTAGGCGTAGCCATCAATAAACGCCTGTATCTATATTAATATCTGCGTTGTTCCGGTTATCTCCTCTTAAAGTTCCTATTAGACCTTCAGGATCCATATTAGGTAAAACAAACGTGTTGTTATTTGTGACAGCTCCTTGATTTCCTGCCGGTGTAGAGCTACGGGCGCCCGGCATGCTTGACGCCGACGGCATACTAGGCATAGCCGCTTGTGGAATAGCGATAGTTGGCGCATCAGGCAAAAGAGGGATTTTGTTATATAAACCAATCAATTTATTAGCTACTTTTGCGAACTCCGTAAGAATTGCGTCAAACATGCCACGGGCAAACGACGCAATACGGCCCGGAATTGCTTTAAATATGTTAATTATCGTGTCTACAGCTATCCTAATTCCCGCTTGAACCGTATCTAGGCTAAAGAAATTGGTAAAAGCGTCTTTAACTGTCCTTAACACAATCACTATCTGTCTTACAGCACCGGACAAAATGCCTTTTATACCTGTCATAGCTAAATTAAAATCGCCGGTGAATACGCCTTTAAGGAAATCGGTTACTCCTTTAAACACGGTTTTGAGAGCGTCTAAACTGTCCATCATTCCCTGAAGAATTGGAATAGCAACCGCTTTAACTGCTTCGAATACTCCGTTAACAATATCTCGGAACTTTTCCGAATTTTGCCAAAAAAAGACGAGAGCGCCAACCGCTAAACCGATGGCAATAACGACGGCTCCGAAACTTGTAGCTATTCCAGCTAATGCAATAACGGCCGCTACGATTGCGCCACCTAACACGATCCCTAAAACTGTTGCTATGCCTGCTATCACCGCCGTAGGGTTCTTTTTGACGAATTCGACTATCTGTTTTATTAACGGTTTTATAGCTGCCGCCGCTTTATCTAATTGTTCTTTAAGTTTCGGGAACCATTTGATAGCTAAGGCTTTAATACGATCTAACACGGGTTGTAGTTTCGGCGCCCATTCTTCAAACTTCTTTATTAACTTAGAAACCATTTCGGCTAGCTTCGCCGCTACCGGTAGAAGCTGTTGTCCTATAACTATTCCTACGTCTTTGAGTCGTGCGCCTAGGATGCGTTGTTGATTAGCGAGTCCGTCAGACGTACGCAAAAAGTCCCCGGTAGCACCTTGATTCCCGAGAGCTTCCATGATTAAAGCTTGGCGGGCTAAAATTTTGTTGCCCTCGGATACGGTGCCGTTTACGTCCCCTAAACCCATTTCTAACGCTTTTGCTTCTACTTGTGCGGCGTTTATCAGAATGCCTAAAGATTGTAAAGGTTCCGAACTGCCACGTAGCCCGGCGCTTAGCTTGTCGATAGCTTCGGCGGTCGTTAAGTTGTTGAAACTCGCGACATCGGCGGCCGTTTTTACTAAATCGGCACTGAAAGTACTTAAGTCTTTACCGCCTAAATCGGCCGCTTTACCAAAAACACCGAAACCGCTAGCCGCATCTAAAAACTCGGCGCTCGACAATCCGACATCTTCGGCCGCTGATTTGCTCGCCGATTTAATACCCTCCATAGCGTCACCAAACACGGCTTCGGTTTTGCTCATAGATTCTTCAAAGTCTGAAGCCAAATTAACTGCTGTAGTGCCTATTTTCACTGCTGCTATAGCTACACCACCGGCCAATGCTCCAAAGGCTTTACCGACTTTACCGGCTGCTTTTGCTGCGTTCTTACTGAACTTATCTAAACTTTTAGAAGCTTGTTTAGTGGCTTTTCGTAGACCGTCGGCGTCTCCACCAATGAGCATAGATATGGAAGCTTTTTTACCTGCCATCAGGTGCCGCCTTTGACGCCTTTAACGCTCGATCTAGAATCTGTTCCAGCTCTCTATCATAGTATTGCACTACTTCGTTAAATTGGCGGTCTGCCGCATCGTAAAAAAACGGGTTTCCTTTTATCTTTATCCCACCGCCGCCACGTATACGACCATAAAGGCTAGTCGGGTCTCCGAACGTTACACGCCCGGCGTAAGGTATCTTTTTTTTGCCTATCCGAATCACTCCGCCCTTCGTCGTGCCAGATGTTCGGATGCTTCTCCGAAGCTGGCCACTTTTTACCGGTGCGAGTCGGCGGGCCTCATCGGCCACAATATCGGCAGCTCCTTTATGAATATCTTTAAACTGTTTCTTGAAGTCCCCGTCCAAATCTTTCATAAGCCGGTTAGCACGTTTAAGGCCTTTAATTTCTATAACGTTTTGTCTACCTGCTTTTTTTGCCACGTCTCGCCGCCTTTTCTTCCGCTTTAATCTTTTCGTTGTGAGCCGTCAATAGCCCTAAAACCATTAAAGAGGGTGCATCCATCAGAACATCTAACGGCTGGCCGGTGGCAATAGCTAACACCCCTAACCGGTAGGCGTAAGACGTTCGTCTAAAGGGCTATCATTTACCTCAAATTCCACTGTCTCCACACCATCAGCCCACGGATCGAATTCTACGCCTCCGTGTTTGTTCTCAGTTTTTGCACACTGGTAACCCATCCACCAAATATGTTTCATACGCATTTTGGCTTCTAGCTCCATGATCGAAATATCAAACTTGTCTTCGAAATCGATCCATAAACGGCCTTTACCGTCAAATTCGACGACTCGGCCGTCTAAATATGTGACTTTAATTTGTGCTCGCAGCATTTAGTGATCCTTTTTAGCTAGTTGCTTCTACTACAGCGGTTGTGAGTGGCCATGACACGGACACGGTAGCGAGTTCTCCGACTGCGTTTCCAAACGTAGGCCACTCGTCTACTAGCACCGAGAACGTAAAGCTAGGATTAGTTGTCGCCACTGCGGCGCCCGTCGGTTTGAGCACTATCGGCGCCACGGTTCCAAGTAGTGTCCTGATTGTTGCTTGCACGCTTGAAGCTGCAAAGTCTTGATTAAATTCTACGTCTACGGTGCCGTCTTTTAAACCACCGATCCGGCTTCTGAAGTTCTGCCCGAAACTAGTTGTTTCTAGTGCGTCGGTAATCTCGCTAAACGTCACGCTAGTTACGTGGTTAGAGAGATCAACACCGTTAATTGTTATGTCTAGATCATCTGACATATATACGGCCATTTTTATGACTCCTTTATAGTTTTAGTGTCGGCTATATGGCCGCCCTCGATTAAAGCGGCGATATTAACGCCGTGTTCTGCAAGGTCTTTTTTTGTTATTTTAGAGCCTTTTTCTTGCCCCAAAATCTTTGCATCTCCGATAATTTCGTAACTCATACTGCGTATACCTCCAGCTCGAACCGTGCCCCTAAAAATTCGCCTTCGCCTAATACTATCTGCCCGTAGTCTAGCATTCTAGTTATTCGACTGTCTGACACGGTGCCGCCTAGCTGCCTATCTCCGGCTATGGCGTTATAAACCGAACCCGTACCGGACACAAAAGCATCTAAAGCGTCTTGGCTATATTCCGACGTAAAACGACCCGCAAGAATTAGCACATCAAAGTTAAAACGCTGAAGCATAGAATTATGGGCGCTGTTGCCCATCGACACGTTAAATTCTACTTCCGGTGATCTAGGCACTACCACCGCTACTGGCGGGTAAACCGTGTCCGGTACTGTGTCAAACGTCGCGATGAGACCGGTCAAAGTGTCTAACCGTGTTTTGATACCTGTTTTGATAGCTGAGTAGTCGGCCACTAGGCGGCGCCTAAACGCCTAAACCCGGCTAACAAACTTCTAAAATCCGGATCTAGCTTGTTAACTCTGATAGGTCCGAAATCGTTTACGACTCCAGCCATTACGCCGAGAGGCGAGCTACGGCGCTGAAACAAACGTGCGCCCATAATTAAAGCCGCTTGTGACACTGCCGCCGGGACTGCCGCTTGATAACCCCATTTTGCTGTTACTTGAACGGACGGGCGGGCGTTCATGTAGGTAGGGAACGTTCCAGAAACGTTGTAAAGAACGTTAAAAGGTGCGGCGTTTCCGTTATAAATAAAATCAGTGTCTATCGTTAACGTTGTGCCATAGGTGCCGTCGTTAGATGTGTCAGTTTTTACGATTAACCCGGTATCGGTATAAAAGTCATCTATAAGAACCTCAACACCTGCATAGGGCCTAAATACACGGACACTAGCGGCGCCATCAGCTACGAACGTCCTACCGCAATAGTTATCAATTTCTTGCTCTGCTGCGTTAATTGAAGACGTAATAAAGGTGTCCTCTCCGGTTGATCCGGAGGGAATACCTAAGCTAGCTTTAACGTCCGCCAGTGTCGTATAATTTGGCATATTTACTTTTTAACCGCCGGTTTACTAACCTTAGGCGCCTTTTTTTCTGGCTCCTGCTTCGTTTTCTGTATTCGGCTAGCTGCTTGCTTATCCGCTAAATGTTGGAATGAATCCATTTTTTACCTTTCATAAAGCGGCGGGTGTTAAACCTGCCGTGGATCTTCACCCGCCGCTCAAATCAGCCTAGAAAGTAGGTGGTTTAAGACCTGTTCCGGCCACAACTGAAATTGCTTGTGGGTATCTGTTTGGAATGAAGCCAGCATAGTTGTACCCGACGAGTGTAACGGTCAAGTTTAGTCCGGCTGTTTCGTCCATACGTAGGAACATAGGGCCGCCCGCCTCGAACAAAAGACAATTATTACGTGAAACCACGTAAATTTGGTCTTCGTCTCCGCCAGCTCCGCCGGTTGTTGTTACGTTTGCGTCGGTTAGGATTGGTAGGCCTGCTATTTGCATTCCTGCGTTCCCATATCCGGCTACTGGCCCGGTGCCTACGGCGTTTTGTGGCACGTTGGCAATAGGGAGGACAAGTGGGCGCCCGGTTGTGTCTACCGCTGCTTGTAAGAACGCTAGGCGTCTCGGATGCATTACGATTAGATCGGCGGGTATAAATACGTTGCTGTTGATTTGCTGTATTGCATCAATGATTTTCGGGTAGAGAAGAGCAACGGTAGGCGCTGCGGTTGTAAATGTTACAGCGTTTAGACCTGCCACTGAACGAATTCCGAGGAGTTGCCCGTTAGCGCCACTACCGCCGAGAAGCTGGTTGTCTAGCTCCGATGCCATTGCTAGCATCATGTCGCTAGCTACAAGCTGATCAATACCAGTTCCACGCTCTATAGCTTGGCGGCTGAGTTGCTGGCCACTGGCAATAGTTGCAATGTTACTTGTTATCAGTGTGTCGTCAATATCGGTATTGCTTATAGCGCTATTTTCTGTTGCCTGTACTGCTGCGGTTGATCCAGTTGTGACACGGCTAACGTTCAGAGACATACCGTCGGCGGGTAGTGGCAATGCTCGACACTGGTCCGCAAATGGTCGGCCTGCTCGGGCTAACGGCGCTGCGAGATCGGTCAAGTATTGAGGCACAACGAGCCCCGCAAAATTTCCGGTCGAACCGGCTCTTGTTTCTATGGCCATTTCTTGTTGGTGTCTATTTATGCGGTCTTCTGCGTTACGATCTTTGATTACGTAACTGGAGAACACGTCTTTAAAAAAGGAGTTGTCGGAACGGTTCTCTGAGTAGGTGAGGGGTTCGTTGCGGACGATTGCGCCGCCTACAGACTTTGTTTCTGTTTCTTGTCCGCCCATAGCTCGAACTTCTGCTTTCATTAGTTCCGCTGCCATGTTGCGTTCTTTGATTTCTCTAAGCTCCGAAATACGACTATCTAGAGTCAGCGATCGGGCTTGTAAATCGGAAAGGTTTTTGTCTTCAACTTCTGTTAAATCTCGTGCTTCTTCTGCTGCACGGGTAACGATAGTGGTTTGAGTCTCGCCGATTTCGGCTCTCTCATCGATCAACTGAGTTAATAGCTGCATAGTTATCTTTCTGGTCACGTTTGGGAGGTTCAAAGGTGCCAGAGAGTGAATCAGATCGGCGCTCAGGCGGCGTTTGTAAATATGATACCAGTTTATCTATTTAGATTCTAGGTTTAATGTCTTGTTCGTGTGCGTCGTGCCACCGGTCTATATAGCTAACCCATTGTTTAGGCCGTTCAGTTTCTGCCCGCTGTTGGCACGTCGCCCGGTCTGCATATATTAGTTTCATTTCTGCGCCTGCGTCTATAAACGGTTGTCGGCGTTGTTTTGTGCTCCCACCAGTCACAAATACTATTTGTTGCGGAGTTTGTAAACTGCCTAACTCTTGCAATATGCCACGCACGGCGGCGTTTGTTGCTTTCATACCGTGCGGCGTGTGATCGTGTGACTCTAGCCCACTAATTGCGCTGTGGAGTCGGTCCCTTTCTATGATCAGATCTCCGGGCCTTAAAATGTTTTTTGCGTACGTGCTTTTCCCTGCACATGGCGGCCCATATACACAAACAATTTTTGCCATAGTTTTAATTTTGGGTACTCATCAAATGCCGCCATTTGGCAAGCTTCGGCGCTTGTTCTTTATCGTCTGCGTTAAACGCTCTAGCCATTACTAACTGTGCGTCCCCGTAGGCCGGTTCGCTTGGCGATGTCAAAAGCGCTACATGGTCCAGTTTTGCTTCTAGTCGTGTTATTTGTCGGCGGCCGTCTTGTTTACTTTCTGAACTTCGCACCGGATGAAACCCCACACTGAACCCGGTTACGTATCCGCCTTTAGCTAACGCTAAAGCTTCGGCGCTTCTCTCTGTCGGTGCCATCCTAAAGTCTGCTATTAAACCGTTGTTGTCGTTTGACCAACTCCCGGCCATGCCAATAGGAAAACGTTCCCGGTCGTGTCCGTGCATTAACGGAATTTTGGTCCCACGTTCTTTAATGCTTTTATCAAATACAGAACTCCCTAGACGCTCCACATATTGGCCGGTATCAAACGTTGCATGCCACGGCGCCACTAATGCGATTATGTGGTGTTCTCCGTTGTCTTCTCTTATTTCGATATCTGAGAGCTCTAGTATCCGGTTTTCTAACATGATGTCCCCTAGTTGAGGTCGTCGGTCGCTACGTCGGTCGCAATATTTTCTAGATCTCTTACTTCTTCTACGGTTAGCCATCCGCCGCTAATACCAATGGCGTAAGAATCGTAGCGCTCTTTCCGAGATCCCCTTAAGAGTGCGTCCATCTGAAATTTGGCGGTTTGGCCTCTCGGAAGCTGTGTGCTAAAAGCTTGTTCGATTCGTGTAAGCCAACCACGCAAGCAGAACCGAACAAAGTTTAAACTGTCTTGCGTCACGTTGGCATACGTTTTTGAACCCTCACTAGGAACGTTAACCATGTGAGCCGGTACACGAAACATTGTTGTTATTTCTCTAGCTGAGTTAATGCGGGAATCTATAAATTCTAAATCTTTAGGTGAGAGGCTTAACGGCTGGTACCTGATACCGGCTGACAGTACGGCCGGGCTTCGTTGCCTGCCACCGTGCGCCGCCACAAAAGCGCTTTTAAGGTCTTGCGCTTCGTCCCGTGTTAACTCGGTGTCTGACTGTAGAACGCCGTTAGGTAATGCGCCGGACATATACAAATCACTAGCCATTTGCTGATTAGCTACAGCTATAGATAGTTCTCTTCGTTGTGCTGCTACTACACCTATCCCGAATTCGTCGCCCGGTGCCGTTAACCCTCGAATATGTAAAACGTCTTCCGGGTTAATTGGTTGCTGATTAATAGAATAAATTCTTTCACCGTCTCGACTCGTTTTAATATCTATCGAACCGGGATTTAAAACGATGCCAGCTTGTGGATGTCCGTTAATGTCCCGGTCACCAAGTAAAATATATGCATTGCCGTCTAGTAGTAGGCTTTGCACAATTTCGGCTATTGACTCCATACGGGTTTTTGTTGGGTCTGGTTGCTCTAAAAGCTTCGGCGTAGGTAAAACCAAATTCCCGGAACGGTAAGAATGAAACGGTAGCGAACCTATTGAATCTGAAATTAAGCTAACGCATGCCCACAACGTAGGAATAGTTAAAGCCGTGGATTCACTAATATTTATTGCACCGGTTAAAGGCTGATCAGCGAATCCCCTGATAGGTAACTGCACACCGGTTATATCGGCCCGGTTTTGTGTTTTCCTATTTAAAAGCTTATTTATCACATTCGGCCTCTTTCAAGGATGACGCCACAAAATAGTAGACCAACGCAACCGATAAGACCGGCCGCCGATGTCCCACCCACATCATAGGCTAAAAAGGTTGCTGAGAGAATAGCTAACACCTGAAGTATAGAACCTAGTAGACGCATTAAAAGATTTTCGGGGTCGGTGGCACTATTACAGGCTCTAGTGTTGCGGCGACTTCTAGTGCCATGATTGCGGCTACTGCGGCATCGATTTTTCGTTTACTTCCACGGTGTTCTTTAGTTACACGAACCCCGTACCTATCCGATTTAGTGTGACAGTTAGCAATATGTCGGGTTAACACTGCGGAATGATCATGGTAGAGCTGGCGGGTTAACACCAGTTCAGCGAACCTAGAGCACGCCGGGACCATACGTTTAGGGGATTGTGGAAACTCGATTAGTAGAGCGCCGGTGATATCTGATATTTCTGTCATTGCGTGCTGCAAGGCAAAAGGGTCATAAACACAAGCCCTAGGTTTATATTCTTCTATTAGTTCTTGTAGTCGTTGCGTAACCTGATTAAGTGGCACTCGGTAGGAGTCGTCGGCGTCTAATGGCCGTTCCCATATTTCTAGAATCTTTAAACGCTTATCTGTTGTTGCTGCAACTATTACGGTGGAGTCGTTAGTGAAAGATGCGTCTACTCCAAAAACTACCTCGTCGCCTACGCTTATGTCTCCGTGCGGGCAAGCTTCGAACGCTTCAGCACCTAACCACTCTTCCCGGCTTTTCGTCCACTGGCCCAAATGTAAACGCCTAAACTCGCCCTCTGGCAACTGTAAAGCCTGAGATTGCAAATATTCTTCTGTCACCCAATCACCAAACGCTGGATGGTATCGCCACGCTTCAACACTTAAATAGTCTATGTTTTGTGGGGGTTCTTGCCACCAGCTCCACCACGTAGGGTCTACGATTTCCCCGGATTTAACACGTTTGTCATATTCTACTAGTTGCCACAAATACGATTCGTCACCGCTACCCGGTGTTGTGATGTGAACCACCATTGATTGTTTACGTGCGCCAGAACCCGATAGTAAAGCTTCGGTAAGTTCGCCGTCCGGGTGGCACCACGTTTCGTCTACGATCGTAAAAGTTGGGTTAAGGCCGTGCGCTAAACGCCCGTCACTACTTAACACCCGGAACACGCCAGAATTTAACGGACAGTAGATGCTTTCTTTGTAAACCTCTAAAGCGTTGCTCAATTCTGGTTCTGCGGCGATCATGTTTTTTACGTTATCTAAAACGATTTTCGCTTGATCTTTAGAACCGGCTACGCAATAAACTTCAGGCGCCCACTCTCCAGAACCCAATAACGCCCATAAACCGATAGCGCTTAATAGTTCCGATTTGCCGCTTTTACGTGGCAACATAACTAGCGAGTGCCGGTTTTTCCAAAGTCCGTCCCGTTTGGTTTCAAACAGTCCGTTAATGATTTCTTTCTGAAACGGCCGTAACTCGATCGTCGAACCGGCTAAATCACCGCGATGATGTTTGCAAAACGTTTCTATGAAACTGGTTACTTTGTCTGCCGTTTTAGTTAAGACATCCATGCGCTTAGCTTGCTGTTGATTTCTCGGGTAGCGGCCACGGTAAGCCCTAGCTTAGACCTAGCCACCGGATTAAGTCCAAGCGAGCTAAACAACGGCCGCATCACGTCTATCAGTTTACGACATTCCAAACTGTACTTCAAAAAGAGGTCGTCGTCGTCGGCTAACTCCATCCGCCGAGTTGATTCGTTGAATTGGTCTTGTGCTCGACACAAAAGCTCTAACTCTGCTAAGTCGCTTTCACTGATCCACGCCGCCGCCGATCGTGTCACCGTCTCCCAAAGGCAAACGCCGCCAGTTCGTAAACCGGTTGGCGCTTCTGGCCGTTCCTGAACAGCGACCGCCACGGCTGAAACTGGCCCAATTTT